GATGCTGTAAAAGGATTAGGTGATGGCAATTCACGAAAGGGAATACAAAGAGCCTATAACATGATGGATCAATTGGAAGCGAGGGCATAATGGCTGTTCAAACTGTAGAAAATATACAAAGATTACCTCCATTCTTAGAGGGTCTGCAAAAAAGGCTATTGCAAACTGGATTTGGTGAGTTTGATGGTGAAGATCAAACCACGCCAGGTCTTTTAGATTCTCCCCTTAATCTTCCTCAATTTCAAATTGCAGGAATAGACCCTCTAAGAGAACGTGCAATCACACTCGGAGAAAACTTAGTTGGATCTTTTAGACCATTTGTTGAAGGAGCAAGAGATCAATCCTTGGCTGGTCAGCAAGCATTAACATCAGGATTACAATTTTTGCAACCTGAAGCAATACAACAATTTCAGAATCCATTTCAACAACAAGTGATTGATGCTTCTATGAGAGAGCTTGATCGTCAAGCAGATTTACGAAGAGCAGGTGCTAGAGCTCAAGCAATACAAGCTGGAGCTTTTGGTGGATCTAGAGAGGGTGTAAGACAAGCTGAAGCAGATAGAGGTTTACAACAAGTTAAAGCAGATACATTATCTAGATTGTTAGCTAGTGGCTTTGGAACAGCTCTGCAAGCGGCACAGAATGCAGGAAGACTATCTGGAGGTCTTGGACAAGCTTTTGGTACTTTAGCAGGCACTACGGGTGATATAGGACGATTACAGCAGGCATTAGGTCAAGCAGATATATCACAGCTATCACAGTTAGGTGCATTGAGACAAGGACAACAACAAGCAGAATTAGACGCACAACGTCAAAATTTATTACAACAAGCTCAAGAACCATTTACTAGATTGCAGTTAGGACAAAACTTACTACAAGGTATGCCAAGTGCTTCAATACCTTCTACTTTCCAACAAGCAACGACACCTGGTGCAAATCCATTCTTGCAGGGTATTGGTGCTTATACTACATTGTCACAGATTGCACCTTTTGGTGGTACTAAGTCTTCATAGGGTAGTTACATGGCTCCAAAGCAAACATTGTCACAAGGATTAATAAATCAGTTAGTCCCACAAAGAAATTTAGGTTCAGAATTTTTAAAAGAACTAGATAGACAAGCAGATCAGAATCAAGAGGTTTTAAATGTTCTTGGTTTCAAAGATTATACTGGTGCTTTAGGCAGTAAAGATGCTGATACTCTTCTTGGTCAAGGTGCTTCTATACTAGGTGAGAGTTTTTTTAATATACCTCAAGCTTTTGGACAAGTTTATAAAGGAATTAAAACTCCAATAGATGCTTTGATATCAACTACAGGAACTGCATTAACTGATCCATTATTCACCGAACTAGGAAGAAAAAAACAAGCACAACGAATGGCAACTGGAACAGGTGGTTTAGAATTAGGTCTGCCTACAGACAAGACAATAAACTTAGCTACTGGAACTCCAAGAGGTGCTCTAGGTCCAAGCCCTATTATAGGACAAACTAAGGAAGAAAGAGAGGCTGCTGCAAAAAAAGCAATACTCGATAAGGCAGCTAAAAGTAAATCAACTGCTGACGAGTTTGCAGGCACAGTTACAACAGATACAAAAGCAGTAGATGCAACACAAGATTTGCCTGGTGAGTTTGAAGCGGAACAAGATGCAATTAAACGTGCAGAAAGTGAAGAAATTACAGCATCAGCACCTGATGAAGATCTTGATTACACAGATACATATACAGAAGAAGAGCTTAAAGCAGTCACTGATCCTGAAGTAAAAAAACAAAATGCTCAAGCACAATTGTTTCAAGATGCCATGAAAGATATAGAAGATATGTATGGCACGTCTGCTTTTAAAGATAGATCAGATGTAAAAACCTTAGATGATTACAAACAAGATTTTGCAAGAGCAACAGGTATAGACATATCTGGTGAGCCAAATAATAAATCAGCTTTGATGGCTCTTGGATTAGCTCTTATGCAAAACAGAGCAGGTAAAGATTTTGACTTATCAAATATTCTTGGTGAAGTTGGACGTGCTGGTGAAAAAGCATTACCTAAGTTTGAGGCAGCTAGAAAAGAAGCAAGAGCTGGTCAGATAGCTGCTGGTAAGTTTGCATTACAAGAAGAAAAAGCAGATAGAGCATCTAGATTAGCAACTGCAAAAGAAAAAAGAAAAGCTTTATTGGCAGTTGGAAAAGAATTTAGAGAGTATGGTCAAAAACAACAATTAGAATATTTAAAACATAAAAATGCTATGGAGATTAAATTACTAGAAAATGATATGAAACCTATAGATGCAAAGGGTAAAGTGACAACACAAACATTAGAAGGTAATAATTTTCTTAAAGTAGATACAGCTTTTGTTACTGGATCAAGAAACAGAGTTTTTCTAGCACCAGTGCAACAGGCAGAAAAACACGCTAATCAATATGTAAATGTATTAGAGGCACAAAATAGTATTGATAAAGTAAAAGGGATACTTGTGGATTTAGGTAAAGAAAACGATTCAACTGCCATCGGGCTTTTAAAAGACAGAGTATTAAGTGTATTAAAGCCATTAGGTATAGGAGATACTGATTATTCAAAAGGAGTGGCAGAAATAATTGACGCAGGAACTAATCCTGAACAAAAAATAAGAGCAATTCAAGACAGATTAATATCTCAATATAAGAAGTTTCTAACAAAAGAAACAGGAAATGGTGTCTCTGAAGGAGATATCAAGAGATTAAAACAATTAATAGGTGAGATAAAAGTTGGACAACCTTTAGCTGAAAACTTAAATAGACTCGATCAGCTTTCACAAATATTTGCTGCACCACAAAGAGCTATAGAAAGTCAATTCGCTGCATTTTCAAAAAGAGAAAATTATAGAAATGATGACGAATATAACAAAACTATGGCTATACTAGACAAAGCAATTAGAACAGGAACTGGTCAGGGTGGTGGCGTTCAATATGGTTTTAACGTATCTGATGACGGAACAATAAATATAGATTTAACAAGAAGATAAAATGGGTAAAGTTGTTTTAAATACACCACAGGGTAAAGTAAATATCACAATAGCAGGTGACAAACCTACTTTTGAAGAATCAATACAAATTAACAACATAATTAGAAAGTCTGGTGCTGGACAATTACTTTCTAAACAAGAGCCAAATGTTGCTGATAAAGTAGAACAATTGTTCGATTCTAGCACAGGTATCAAAAGCAATGCTCTGCGTTCTGCGTTAAGTGTAGCTGAAACAAAAGAAGAAGAAGACGCAATACTTCGTAAATTTGATCTAAATGATGACGATTTTTTAAGAGACAACAGAGGTAGATTAGCTTTAACACCAACTGGTGCATCTAAATTTGGTCAAGAAACAGACAAAAACATACTTGTTGATGAAGAGGGATTTAGTAGGTACGACTTCTCTGATCTTGCAGGTATCCTTCCAGAGTTAGTTGGTGGTGTAGGTGGAGCTATAACAGGACAATTAGCTATACCTGTTCCTATTCTTGGAGCAGCTATCGGTGCTGGTATAGGAGCAGGTGGTGGACAAGCTGTGGAAGAAGCAGGTGAAGCTTTAGCTGGAGTGCAAAAACAAGACATAAAGGACATAGCTGGTGATGTTGGTAAAGAAGCAGCGATAGGTTTTTTTAGTGACTTAACATTTGGTTTAGCCGCTGGTGCTTTTAGAGCTGTAAGACGTGGTGTTACACCTGGCAAAGATCTTACAGCAACAGAGATTGACACAGCAGGTCTTTCAACATCACCTCCAATAGATGAAGCTGGTAATATAATCAAACCATCAGACTTTGCTAAATTATCCTCTGACGAAAAAATTGCTGCTACTAGTCGTGTTGTAACAAAGGATGACGGAACAGTTGTTCGTGGTGGATTTGGTATAAAACCTACTTTATCTGCAATACGCGCACCTTCTCTTGTCGCAAGAATACAAGCTATTGGTGAAAAGATATTTAAAACATCAGATCGTTTAAAAAATAATAATGATGTTATAAGACAGACCATAGACGCTTATAAAGATAAGTTTGGATTAGAAGGTGCTGATGCAGTTGACGTTGGACAAATACTTAAACGTGGTATGGTAGATAACAACGAAGCATTAATTAAAGCAGAAAAAAAAGCACAGAAAGAAATAATTGAACAAATGAGAGGTGCAGTTGGTGTTTTTAAAAAAGCAGCAGATGAAAATGGTGCTGTTGATGATGATTTGTTTGAAGTATTTAAAAATGCCACAGACAACTTCGATACTTTTATATCAGGTAAATTTAGAGCTGTAGATGAAATTCTTCGTGATGATGCTGGATTAGGTCGTAATGGCATAATGTTTATAAACAAATTTGCCGATCATTTAAAAAGAATCAAGAGTGATTATGCTCCACAAATAGCAGGATCAAAAGATCCAGATGGTGCAGCTTTCAGAGATATATTAAGTCAATTTGAAAGCATTGGTGGTAAATTAGATGATGGACTAACCAATGCTGTTTCTTTTAATCAACTTTACAATTTAAGAAAAACTTTAAGTGATTTAAGAATGAGTTCTAATGATACTGTTAAACAAGAACTTGTAAACGTGAATGGCACAGGTTTACTTGACGAAATAGACACTATGTTTAAACAAATGGGTGACGAAAATAGTCAATTGTTTAGAGATTTATCTGGAAGATTAGGTAGTACAACCACAACAAACAAATTTAGAAATGCAGGAAAAGCTTTAAAAGGAGCGCAAGCAGAATACTTTTTAGGTAAAAGTATATTAGAAGACTTAGAAGCTTCTCAAGCAATTAAAAATCTAAGTAATTATAGGACACTGCCTGGCGAAATAGATAAAGCTCCTATGAATATTGACATATACAAGAATGTTGTAAAAGCAAACAATCCACAGTTTTTGCAAAGAGCAACAGAATTTTTAAGAGATTATGGTGGCACAGTTGGTGGTAAATCGGGAGATGATCTTGCAGATGAATTTACTGCAAGAGCAGCTAATCAATTTTTAGAAAACGCTATTGAGACATCAGGTATAAAAAACTTTAAAAATGTAAAAGATTTTAATGGAGCTAAATTCGCACAAGCTGTTAAAGGTCTTGGCACTACAGCTAGGGCATTGTTTGGTGATAAAACAGATGAAATTTTGAAATTAGCTGACGAGATTGGTGGTGTTAAAATATCAGGTCTACAAGCTAGAAATGTTTTAGATCAGTATAGAGATGCTGTGGGTAGAGGAAGCACTGAGAGTATAACAGGATTAAGAGATAAGTTAAAAGCTTTGTCTGAAACACAAAAAACACTTGCAAGAGAACAAAGAAATAGAATTATAAATAAATTGCAAGATGAAACATTAGATTTAGACCCATTAGAAGCATCAAGATTTTTAGTGCAGAAACAAACTAAAAACTCTGAAATAAGACCAATAATAAATTATTTTGCAAGTAGACGTGACGATGCTTCACTACAAAAAATCAGAGCTTACTATATCAACAGCATGATTGATGATTTTGGCGAGTCAGTTATGACAGATGGTAAATCTTTAAATGCTTTTGCAGATAGAATATTAGATGCAGCAGCCGATGGTAAACTTCGAACAATTTTTCCAGAAGGTGTTGGTGAAAGCATGGAAAAGTTTGGTAAAATACTTAAATTTAATGCAAGAGCTGCTGAAGGTGGTGATCTCGTTGCCGCTAATATAGCTGCTTCACCATTTCAAAATTTAGGTAAACTGGCTAAATTTACTATATTAGGTAATAGAATGTTATCACAAAGTTATTATGATGACATCATAGCTCAATATAATGGAATTACATTAAAGCAATTCAAAAGACCAGAAGACAGAGCAAAAAGTCTAGGATCAATAATTGGTAAATCTTTAAGTCAATCAACTGGTCAAACATTAGACAACGTAATAGATGAAGCAGAAAGTCAGGTTGATTCAGTTTTAGAAAGCTCTGGTGTCAAAAATCAAATAAGAAATGTAACTCAACAGTTAGGACCAGCTATTAATCAAGCCAAAACTACTGTAAATCAAGTAAGAAATGTAGGATCTGCTCCAAATATTGCACCTCCAACAACAGGAACGCAGCTTGCTGGTATAAACATATCTAATCCAGCTAATGCTTTTTCTTTGGGTCTAAGCCCACAAAACATAGCAATAGCACAAAGAACAAGAGGTAACCCGTGAACGTAGAACAGTTAAGAGACACACTAAAAGTTGATGAGGGCTGTGTTAATTCAATTTATTTAGACCACCTTAACCTACCCACGCTAGGAATTGGTCACCTTATAAACGAGTGGGATGAAGAATATGGTAAGCCCGTTGGCACACCAGTATCAGAAGAAAGAGTCAATGAATTATTTGACAAAGACATCCAGATTACTATTGACGAGTGCGAACAATTATTCGGTAACTTTGAGGATTTGCCAGAAGAAGTGCAACAAATTCTAGCGAACATGATGTTTAATCTCGGCAGACCACGCCTATCTAAATTTAGAAAGCTATGTAAAGCTGTGGCTGAAAGAAACTGGAAAGAATGTGCAATTCAAATGGAAGACTCGAAATGGCACAAACAGGTAACCAAACGCGCTGATCGTTTAATCTCTCGTATGAATGCTGTTGATAGCACCTAATCCTAGACTAGTAACTTTACTTTTGTATTTATTATACTCTTCTTTCTCAAACTCTTGATCTATAAAAAGACCAAGCTGTTGTCTAATGTTTCTTCTTTGATGATCACATATTTTAATTAACTTATCATAACTTTTAACATCTAAACCAACTGACTTGAATTTTGAAGTATCTGTCATTATACTACCTCCATGACTCATAGATACCCATTTATACCCAAAAAACCTAGAACAAGCAACAATAAGTATTTTGCAAAAAAAACCATTGCTATGGGGTTAAAGTTTGATTCTAGGTGGGAAGCAGAAAGATGGGGACAACTAAAAGCTATGGAAAGAGCTGGTGTAATTACAGAGTTAGAACGTCAAATAAAATATGAATTATCTATTAATGATGTAAAGATTTGTGATTACATAGCCGATTTTAGATACTTACAACAAGAAGAAGATGGCTTTTCAAAATTGGTTGTGGAGGATGCAAAAGGCGTGCTAACACCTGAGTTTAAGCTCAAAAAAAAGATGATGAAAGCCATTCATAATATAGACATTCTTCTATCATACAAAAAAAAATGATAGTTTAAGTATTGACATTGTTGTAATCATCGCTATATTTAACCTTGCAAGTAGAAAT